TTAACTCCCCGTATTATCAAAAAATGCTAAAAAGCCTTTACTTCCAGATGCACCCCAAGAGTTTTGTCCAGGAGATCCTCTAGCACCAGCGTTACCAAATGCCTGTGATATGAAAACCATATTTCCACCGGTTGCATTGTTGTCTCCTCCTGTTCCTGAGTAAATTAAATCTGTATTTGATGCAGTACCATTAGAAGCTGGACTTGAAGGGTTATTTCCTGGGCTTCCAGCACCACCGCCATTTAATGTAAATAAATTTGCTAAGTTTGTTGCACCTCCAGCATTAGGTGTTTGGAAATTATTTCCACCACCACCTGCGTTTCCTCCTGCTCCTACTGAATAAGGTTGTGAAAAAGGCGCTGAGATAGGTCCAGAGTATACTCCAAAAGCAGCAGATCCTCCAGGGTTTGAACTATCTCCGTAGTGGTTGTTACCACCTCCGCCTCCTCCGCCTGAAACAGCGTAGGCTAAATATTTAGAACCGTTTGCAGTAGCAGTTCCTGAAGCGGGTCCAGCAGCAAAAGTTTTAGGAACAAAACCTCCCGCACCTCCAGCTCCTGAAGCAGCAGCCGTTAATCTTCCTTGTGCATCTACAGTGATTGCTGCGGATGTGTATGATCCTGCTGTTACAGCAGTGTTTGCAAGCTGATCAGCACC